CAAAAGTCACTGAGCTGCTCATTTCCGCATCCGCATCCGCTAAACTAATTTGCGGACGTTGCCCCGTTGCGCCGGAGATATAGACAACTTTGCCCTTTGCAATTTGGCTTCCGGTAACGTTGCGCACTAGGTGCGCCTCGGCTTGTCCCAGCGGCATTTCTATGTCTCCGCTCATGCCCAGGTGTACAGTACCGCTTTGCGCATTCCAAATCATTTTGCCCGTCGTTGCCGTGCCCTCGTAGGTCGTTACAAATTGTATGCTGTCAACCGGATTGAATTCACCTGCCGCTAAAATGCTATCCTTTAGTGCCTGCGTTAAATTATCCCAGTCCACTACCGCCGTATCTATCACCATCACCGCGCCCGCATCGCTTACGATTATGTCGCCCTTGTCGCCGTTCGGTATCGGGTCAAATTGCACCTGCTGACCGTTTACCGTTAAAAATATCGTTGTTTGCGACCCGCTTTCGACAACGCCCACCACCGCGCTGCCATCCCAGGGGAGGCGCACGTCCGTTAAATTGTCCACCACAACCGAGGTCTCCCCGCTTGCGCCTTGCGTTACGCTTAGGTTTGTTACGCTGTTTATCGTCATCGTGCTATCCGTTGCGGCAAGCGTTATGTAATCACCCGCAACAAAAGCAACGCTATCTCCCGTGCTGCTGCGTAACGTCACCGGGCTTGTTGCACCTGCAAAGCTTAAATCTGTTTCGCCCGTGCCACCCAGTGCAATGCTATCCTTTACCGCCTGGCTTAACATCGCATAGTCAACGTGCCCCGCCGGGATCGTTACGTCCAGAAATATTTGCCCATCCTGCGCCGCCGCAACTTCTGTAACGGTAACAAGCCCCGTGCCCGTTATCGTTACGGCGTGCGTGATGGTCGTTACGGTAAGTATTCCAATCACGGCGTTGCCATCCCAGGGAAGGCGCGCCGCCGTTGCGTTATCTACGACCACCGTTGCGCTTGTGCCGCCTTCGTCGGTATCGCTAAGGTACAGCGTTGCCCCGTTACCTCCATCCGCGCCAACGCCAAGCTGTTGCGCTGCGCCGCCGTCCACGCGCTGCCATCCCTGTTTTGTTTTGATATAGCGATACAGCACGGCGTTGACCGTATCCAGGAGAAAGTACGCATTAGCAAGTGCGGCGGGCTTCACCGTTACCGTATCTGCGACCGTGCCCCGGTAGATCAGGCCGTCGCCCGTGGTCTGCCATCCCAGGCGCGACTTGTTCCCGGTGGCCGGGAACTGCCCGTAGGCAGCCCCGGCGATGAAAACAATCAACAGTATGCCTAAAAAACGATGCAGCATTATTGTATAGTTGTAAATACAATTTCGTAATTACTTCCGTCGTAGTGCGAATTCGGGTCTATCGTGATCACCGCCCCGGCCTTGCTCCACTGGCTACCCAGTAGCTTTTGCCCATTTTGATATACGGTAATTTGCGCCTCGTTGGCAGGCATTGCCCCGCCGTTTGCTGTAATGGTTAGCGTGCCTGAGCTTGTATCTAAAAACTCCTGTCCAAAAATTCGCACGCTTTGAACCTGTGGCTGCGCGCTGATGCTTTGCCCGACGTATGCGCCAACGCCGCCGCTTCGTAGCGTGCCCCGCGTTGTCGTGCCCCGGCTACCTAAGTTTTCCTCCTCTATTAATTCCACGGTCTTTTCCGTCCATCCGCTCGCCGCACTTTGCAGCCGGAACCAGTCGCCGGAGGTGATTTCAGTCTGTGGATCGAAGTCGCAACCTGTGGTAATCCAGTATGCCGAGGCGTAGTATATAGCCAGGTGCGGCAATAGGCATTTCTCCGCCGGGGCTAAGTTCTGAAAACTGCCCCGGATATAACGCTGAACTGGCGTTAGTTGCCCGCGGATGATTTCGTTTGCCAAAAGTTGGCTAAAGGCTTTGCCCGTACCTGTGTTGCCCACCTTCCATGAATCGCTAAGCACCCAGGCCGAGGCATTGTCATAAATTTCTATGTGCCCGGGTGCCACGGTGGTGGGGCCGTCGCCTATGCGCGTGCTTACCTCTATCTTTTTGCTTGCAAAAGCATTGTTTTCAGCTGCATATCTAAGCACGTCGCTTTGTCCGTCGAACGTGCCCACCTGCAACACTTCCAGATAATTTGTAAATACGGAAAAGGTATATTCTATGTCTCCTGGCAGTTGTGCCGGGGTGCTGATGGATTTTTCTACCCCCGACATCGTATAAGCTTTGTATGCTTCGATGTTGAAGGCAATTTCTCCTATTGCATTTGCAGGCAGGGGAGGGGTGACCAGGTTGAGCCGCATGATCGTAGCCACCGGCACCGGATCGCCGTCTTCTAAAATAATTGGCGAGGTGATATAGTAGTATTTGCCTGTGTCCGTTGTCCAGGCCGCTTCGCCTTCTGTCCAGCCTCCCACCAGGCGATGATTCCCGGCCCGGATAAGCACGCGAAAGACAAAGAAGAAGTTTTCGAAAGGATTTACATCTATCCATTCGCTTTCCAGTTTTAGCGTTGAAGTGTAGCTAATGCGGGTCTCGCCGCCAAAGCCTGAGACAAAGACCCCGGTTGAAACCAGGCTTGTATTATGCGTGAACACTTGCCCGGCCAACAGATTAACCGCTTGCAGGTGCTGATAATCTACCGTTAGTTTTTTGATCGGTGCGTAATAGCTAAAAAAGCCGCCGGAAAAGCGGAGCAGTTCCGATGTGTTTAGCGCGGTCTGATTGTGCGTAATACTTAGATTTTGTCCGCTTGCTATGCTTTCTGTGCCATCCAGGCGATAAGAAAACACGGTCTTATTATTGCCCGTTAAGTATTCGTTCACTTGGATAAACCAAAAATATTTGCCGCTAAACATAATCCGCGCCCCCCAGGCCGTTGCGATCTGGTCAAGGACATCATAACAACTGTAAAAACGCTCGTTACCCTTGTTGTCCACCCAGTAAAAGGCATTGCCGTTGATGCGGCTCCGGGAAAGCGGGTTGATGTTGCTTGAATAGGTATAGCTATCTTCGTGCCAGTTGCAAACGACCTTTAAAATGTTCTGATCTATCGTCTGCATATAATTGACAATGCCGGATAGTTTGCCGATGCACCGCAAAATTATTGTTGTGAACGTGTCGAATCCGGTGTAAGACGTTGTACCTGCAATAGCGTAGTCTATGCCCTTCAACAAGCCAATGCCGTCGGTGGCGGTGATGTTTGCCACATAGCCAATCTGCAAAGGCACGTCCTCGATGCTTATCAAGTCTGTTACGATATACCCCGTCCAGTTCTGCACCAGGCCGTCAATGTCGCTATATTGGAAGGATAGCAGCAAAGAACTTTCCTCAGCCGTTACCAGGCTATCAATAAAGTCCTGTATATCCTGATGATCAACGACAATGCCAAGTTGCAATTCACTACCAATAACGCCAACAAAGCGTTCCTTTGTATCGTCACCGCGCCAATTTATTTTTAAGGAAACGGCCTTAAACTCCGCACTTTCACCGGAATACGCACTATCTGTTATGATAACACTGTAAGTGCTTTGTTTTTCGCTCTGCCATTGCCCTTGTAATCTGGTTCCCATCAGCGCACCCGGTTTTGGCGCAGCTGTGCGCGTTCAACTAATAACAGCAAGTCGTTGCCGCTTATCCTGGCCTCGGCAACCATCCCCCCACCCCCGGCACCATCCAACAGGCTGCGAAGTTTAGAAAGCGGCGCGATGACCTCCGGGTCAATACGGGCGTTCGGGTTGTCGCCGACGGTGGCGAGGGTAGGAGCGTAAGCAAGACCGCCCTTTGCAAGTTTTGGCGGAGATATTTTGTTAACAAGCGTATTGAATAGCAACGCCGCCGCACCGCCCGCCGCGCCTGCGATTGGTACAGCCAGTGGCCCAAGTGCTTTTCCGATTGGGCCTTTTAAAATATTACTTACGATACCAGTTACACCTTCCTTTATAAATGCGCTAATTGTTTGCCGTGCTGCCTGCAACGCCGCATTTCCAAGTTTTCTAAGATTCGTTTCCCCCTGCGCCGCTAAGTCGGCAAAGGCAGAGGCGGCGGCGAGGGTTGCATCCCCAAGACCCTCAACAATTGTTTTTGGCTGCTGTATGGATAAAAGCGTTTCCCTAAATCTTGCTGCTGCTGCCTGCGCCTGGTCAAAGGATGCCCCCAGGCTAAGCGTTGTTGCTGCAACGGCTTGTGTGGTCAAATCAAGGGTTTGGAGTAGGGGTATATCGAAAAATTCACGGGGTGCGGCAGGTGCGGGGGAGGGGGTTGGCTGACCCTGGGCGGAACCGGAGCCCCTGCCCGTTGCTCCATTTCTTGTAAAGCCATCCGTTTCAAATGCCGTTGTTAAAGCCACGCCAGGTCGTGTTATTTCAGGCAAACTAAACGCACTTGATATTTTAGCCTTTATGCTGTCAATAACTCCATCTAAGCGGTTTGTTCCATCCTCAAAGCCATCAGCAAAACCTTCGCCAAACGTTTTGCCAATATTAGAAAAGCTTTGCTTACTTGCAGCATCACCAAAGGCTTTAAAAGCTTCTCTAAAATTACCCTGGCCTAATTGCCTAAATCCTTCAGCTATATTTCCAGCAACATCACGGGCTAAATTTGCTAATGCTTTAAATCCATCAATAAGACCGTTGATAATTTTTCTTACAATCTCAAAGCGATTGTATAAATATATAGCTGCTGCTGTTAATGCAACTATTGCCCCTACTGTTATGCCAATCGGAGTAGTTAGAAACACAAATGCTGAAAAAAGTTTTTTAACGCCACCGGATAAGATCAAAGCACCTTTTACTGCCAACTGGTAAGCACTTGCTAATTTTGCCACTATAATTAAAACGGGGCCTATTGCCAATACAAAAATTCCAAAGCGTAATATATTTTTTTGTGTGCTTTCGTCAAGGCTTGCAAACAAATCCACCAGGTATTGAATGCCGCGGGCTAATTTATCCAATACTTCAGAAAGGTTAAACGTTTCGTTTATGGTATTGCCAAACTGCGTTAACGATTGCCGCAAGCTGTCGCGTAAATTTTCAAAAGCATTGGACAAGCCGCCCTCTACCCGGTCAAGTTTTGCAAGTTCTTCTGTTATTTTGGCGATAAATTCGGCGGATGTAATGCCTAAAGCCTGTAATTGTTCTGAATCCGCCGTCCCGAATGCTTGAACCAATGCAGGTCGTATTTCAAATATCCTCTCGCCCAACTGATTTATTTCTTCAGCTGATATTTTACCTTTTGATGCAATTTGCGTTAACGCCAACACCGCGCCGTCAAGCTCTGCCGCCCCACCGCCGGAGCGCGCCACCGCGTTGCCAAATTGCTCTACGACCCTTGCCGCTTCTCCGGCTTGCAACCCGACGGCCTGGAGGCGCGTTGATGCCCTTACCGCTTCTTCAAAGCCAAGCCCAGGGGCTTCGGCAATGCGGCGCAAGCGTTCTATTTCCTCGCCAACATTTGTACCTTCTTTGGCAACGGCTGCAAATGCTTTTTCAAGGCTTTGGAAATCTCCGAATGCTTGCACGGACGCCGCGCCCAGGGCGGCCAGGGGCAGGGTGAGAGATTGAGTAAGGTTAGTGCCAATATTTTCAAAGGTGCGCTGAAAACGGGCGATGCGGCGTTCTACTTGTTGCATCCCGCGCTCAAAGTCGCGCACGCTTGCGCCAATCCTTACATTCAAATCTGCTATCCCTGCCATATCATATATTTCTTACAACATCCAAATTTACGGCCAACCCTTCACGAACAATTATCTGCGCCGCTTTGCGCTTCATAAGCTCCAACGCCTTGCCCTTTACCTGTTGCAAGGCCGGTACCATGATTCGCAGCCGGAAGGCATTGGCGCTGCCGTACACCATGTGCGCGTAATATCCATTAATTTTTGTATCGCTGTTGAATATCTGTCGGGCAGTTCCCGTAATTGGCCCACGCCCTCGGTAATATGGCCCGATAATAACCTTATACGTTTTCTTCTTGTATTTCTGCCTTTTGTCAGCAATATCTACAATAGACCTCTTTAAATTGCCCGGATAATATACGCCCGTTTTGCGCCCTTTCCCGGCGGGGGCTTTAATCCGCCCGATTATTTTAGGCGTATTATAAGTGTAATGTATTTTGTTGTTTACAAAAGAATTTGCAGCACGTTTGCGCGCGCTTGCAATAATAACAGGTGCGGCGGCTTTGGCAATTTCCTGCCGCAAATCCCAGCGGGTGATTTCCCTGAACAGTGCGACAATGCGGCGGGTGAATTCATCGGCACCATCCAAGCGCGCCTGAACCGACGGGGAAAGATCAACGCGGGCGCGCTGTCTATTTTGAAATCTATTAAAATTACCGCTTAGTGCCATTGTGATTTCATTTCATTATCCCACCGCTCAAATAATTCGCGCCGCGCCGCTTCCTCGGCTGCTTTGTCCACCGGAGCCGCCGCCGTTGGCTTGATCTCCCAAGGAAAAGTAATAAGGTCTTGCGGCTTTAGCGTTTTGCCCTTGCTCATGTGTGGCTGCAAACTAATTGCGGCCATCCATCGCGCACGTTCCCAGTCGTCCTGCCGTTGCGTGCTTAGTGCTTCGGCGCGCGCTTCGATTGTTAGGATAACGCTTTTAAGTGTCATATCCCAGAAATCACTGGGCGCAATGCCGTAAGTACCAACTGCGAAACGTTCTACCTGCCCCAGCGTTAGCGCTTCGCCTTCGTCGGGGCTTTCGGGTTTCCCTCAGCGCCGGGCATGGACTTTGCGACAATGTCCATGGCCTTTTCCAGGAAGGCCGGGTTTTCATCCAGCAAGTCGCCAACGTCTGTAATGGTGTAAGAAAAGTCTTTTCTTTCCTTCCGGTGCCCGTCCTTTATGCCGTGCCAAAGCAGGCTAAGCAAAATTTTAGGCTCCATATTTTCCCCGAGCTTCGAAAAGTCGGCTAAGGTCATGTTATGCTCATCGCAAAACTGTGCGAGGGCGGCCATGCCAAAACTAAATGGTACTTGACCGCCCTCGATTTGTATATACTGTGTTGCTTTCATAAAGTGAATTGATTGTTAGGTTGTCATCGTCACCGCGCCCGTAATCGTCCAGGTTGCGCTGTAAGTTGCGTTTTCTTCAACTGCTGCGCTCATCTCCAGGCTGGTAATAAATGCCGTGCATTGCCAGTACGGGGTTCCGGTCACGTTGGGCTGGAATTTCACCACAAGCTTTGTGCCTGCGTTGTAGTGGCCAAAAAGATCGTCAATGCCCAAATTGGTCGTATCGAATGCAATAAGACCCTCGCTTTGCAGCGTGCCGGAGCGGCGGCCTGGTTCTGCGGAGGTGTACGAAGCGACATTGTCCTTCGTTAGCGTTTCGCGCGTCTCGGTAGATAGCGACATGGTACAGTTTGTCGCCTCACCGATGGCTATGCCGCTTGCATAAATTCGAAAATTAGTTCCATTTACAACCGTTGCCATGTCGTTTATTTTAAGTTGCTAAAAATTTATTCTTCTTCCTCCACGCCGTAAAATTCTGGCGGCAGGTAGTAATTATTTACCGTTATGGGCTGCCGTTCTTCCGGCGGCTTTGGCTTATAGTCGCGCCGGGTCTGATCTTCATGTACGAATGCCACCCCACCGCCCACAAGCTCCGCTGCCATTTCCTCGGTAACATCCGGCTGGTCTCCGGGTTTCCACTTAAAAAATGGCTTTATTATTTCAACGATCATCTGTTTTGCCTGAATTGATACTCCTGCTCAACTATAAAAATGTGTTTGTCCAGGTGCATCGAGCCGCTGCTTTGCCCGTTGAACTTGCAGCTTTGAACATTTACCCCGTCATAGGTGCCCGACATCCGGTCAAGCGCGGTGCGCACCTTTTCGGCAAGGTCAATCGCAACGGCGTAGCTATCTGCATAGATCATCAATCCAACACTTACAATGTCTAAAGGCGATACACCGTCTTTTATATCCGTCGGTGCTGTGTCTGCTACGCTATACACGATAAACGGATACGTTGCATCCTGCGTTGCCATATCCGGGTAAATGCGCGTGCTTGTGATGGCCGTTACCGCCGTCGTTGCGCTTAGTTTGCCGTATATTGCTTTTCCAATCATGGTTTTACGGCTTTTGCGCTCAATACATTGTATTGTCGGCAGTTGCTTTCGCTTATTGCTTCAATATCGTAGTAACGCGAATCGTGCAGGATGCGGCTAATTTCGTTTACATCCGTTCTTTTGCGGATGGTGAAATTTACATAGCTAATTGCCGTTTCCTGCCCGGCCTCCTCGGTCTCTTTGCTTTTGTTTAGCCTGTATTCGATATTTGCCCAAACGCTTGCAAGATTAGACCATGATTCGACCCTTTCGCCGAATGTGTTGGTCGTCTCGGTCTTGTTTTGCAGAGTGATATACTCCTGCATCCTGCCGATGCGCTCAGTGCCTTTGTATTTGCTCTTTAGCTCCATACAAATATTCTGTATCCTGCTGCTTGTAAAATGTATTCTGCCGCCGTTGGCATTTTCTTTACATAGTCCGTGCGGTTGTCGTACATATCCGCAATAGTTAGTAGCATCGCCGTTTTTATGGCCGCCGGTACTGCGCTTGAATTGTCATAGCCTGCTGTATAGATTGCCGAAGCATTGCCCGGCGTGTTCTGCGTATCCGGCCAGGTCTGATCATATTTGCGGATAATGCGCGGGGGCATGGTTACCGTATCAACCCGGTAAATCCCCGATGCCATAACTTGCACCGCGCCCGCGCTATCCAGATAATGCAGCCCGGAGACTTCGCGCAGCGGGCTGATGCGAAGATTTAGCGTGCCGTCCTGCGGTAGCCCATCGAAGACCTCCAGAACGGTTTGCGGTAAAAGGGCCAGCGCACAATGATTTTCAACCCACTGCCGCGCGGCGGTGATAAGCGTGTCAATAAGTGCGTCATCAGACGTACTATCAACCTTTAGGTAATTCTTTACCTCCGACCTTGTCAGCGGCTCCGTTGTGGGTGCCGTTGTTACCTTGTACGCCACGCTGTATTTTATTTTGTTGTGCCTGTGCTTTTTCGTATCCGATTGCAGGCTCGGCAATGCCTGCCTGAATCAATCGCTGCGCTTCTTCCGGGCTGGTCTGGTAAATCGTGCCGGCGGGCATGGAAAAACCCACGCCCGCCAACGGTTTTATCAATCGGATGCTTATCATGCCTGCAAAAGGACTTTGATTGCACCCACCGGAATAAGTTTGCCGTCGTATCGGCTAAATCCGTAGAAGCCCACACTGAAATTATCCAGGAAGAGTTCATCGGTACGGATAAATACCGGGTTAAGCACCTCGCGAATCAGATAATAAGACCAATTGCCAAAGGCCACCGTCTTTTTTGCCGTTGCGATGCTTTCCATAGACTGATTGATCACGTATGGGAATCCCCAAATCGTAGAAGGCTCGCCGTCGCGCACGGAAGGCACCCATAGCGGCGTTGAATCTGAGCTACCAAGTTGCAGCTTTTTGATTGCGGCAAGGGTGCTGTCATTCATCATAAACGCGACGTTCGGGCCAACCCGGTACGCTGGGTCAACGCTGTGGATAAGGTCGAGCAGTTCGGCGGCGGTGATTGCCGTTGCGCTCGCCGTAGTCTTGCCTGTTGGTGCGCCGTTGCTTGCTGCCAGGATGCCCGTCGGCTTTGCGCTGCCGTTGCCCGTCGTAAAATCGGTGTTGATGGCGCGCCCGAGGCGGATAGCCATCATCTGATTGATTTCTCCGGCTGCGTTCACCGCCTCATCCTGCAACCATTCGCGCGATACGATGATCTTGGTGCGGTAGGTGTATGCAGAAAGTTGGATACGGGATATGCTGAAATCCTGCGTAGTTGTCGCGGATGCTTCCGCCGTCAGCAGCGCGCTTGTTGCAGTGTCGTCAACGTAAGGCTGATTCCAAATGCCCCCGCCGGACGTGCGCACGATGCGCGCGGCGTTGTACATCCCGCCGTACTGCTTTAGTGTCATCACGAAATCCGGGGAAAGTTCGGTCGGCACCACATAGCCGCCATAAATTGCCCCGGTCGTCTCCGTGGTGATGGTGCTTGTGCCCCGCTGTTCGCCCGCTGCCAGGGCTGCCAGGCTTGCCTGATCCATGTACTTTTCCCCGCGCCGGATGTACTTATCAAAGGCTTCGCGGTAGCCAATGGCGGGCATTGCCTGTGGCTCGCTGATGCTAATGCCGTTGGCAAAGTTTGCACCTTCCATGCCGGAGATAATGCTGCGCGCTTCGATGGCGCGGGAAAGTTCCTCCTGGTCGTTGTGCATACGCAGAAAAGTCGCGTTTTCCTCTCCATTAAGGTCGCGGCCTTCCGATTTTGCACGATTCACCAGGTCTTTCATTTGCTCACGAATATTCATATAGTCGTGCCGCAATTCCTGAACTGATTTCATGTTTTGAAATTTTTAAATTAACAAATCCTCTGCCGCGTCACGGAGAGGTGTATTTTCTGGCTTTTGTGCTACTTCCTGCCATGCCTCCAGGCTGCGAAGTGCAACACTGGTTTCCTGGTATGCGGGAAAGGTGACGGGGCTAACATCAAAAAGCCTTTTAATTCTTTTAATTTTGCGCTTCGGCTTCATGCCCGCGCGCTCCTCCCAATCTTCTTTGTCTATGGTAAAGCCGAAGGAGCTTTGGGTAATGTCACCGCGCCGCAAAAGTTCCCGAAGATCGCGCCCGGAGGAGGTGTCGGGGATCGTGAACTCATAGCGCAGACCGCGCTCATCTATGCGCAGGGATAGCGTGCCGGATGCGGTGCGGGCAAGCAGCATGTTCGGGTCATGGTTGAACAAGGCGCGCACGTCGGACATATCCGCGCCGTCAAATGCGCCCGCTTCTATCACTTCCTCAAATCCGCCTATATCGGTCGTGCTGTTGAATAAGGCTGCATATCCAACGGCTTTGCCTTCCTCCGGCATTTCCATGCCCCCTGTTATCGTGCGTTGTTCCCTATTTTCCATGTCTTTTACTTTTTGTTCAGCCCAGCGAAGCATTGCATCCCCACCCCAGGCATCGTACATAATCGAACCGCAAACTTCTTTGCCGTCGTTGTCAAAATATCTCCCGGTATCGTACACCTTTGCCCGGCTTAAAAATGAATACGTGCGCACCGTGATCTCGTGGCTGATGGTTTCCCGGTTTGCCAACTGGTTAGCGCGCGTCCATCCCACCGCCGTACCACACTCGCTGCCGTTTTCGTCGCGGTGGCGGAGTGCCCGGCGCGCGTTGTTGCTTGCTGCTTCTGGATAGTCGTTATACGGCATTATCGTTTGTTTCATCACCTAAATCTAATTCAAGCTGCTCAACCTCTTGCTTTAGCTTTAAAGTAATTGGCCTACGATACCCTTCATCCTCATTCCATGCAATTCGGACAGGTTCGGTAATAGGAGGCAACCCGGCTTCTTTTCTTAACTCTTCTTCGTCCTCAATTTGGGGGGTGATAGCGCCAGCGCGCACAGCAACGCCGTAAGCGTCCATTTTGCTCTTTATGCTATCAAAAAATTTCATTCTTTCGTCGTTTTCACTTACACCATTAGCCTCCGCCGTCGGCTGCGTTGGATCAACCATGTTCATAGGCACATAGTACGCCTGGCCGCTGCCGTCTTCAATCGGATTATACCCCTCCTTTAGCCGCACTTCATCGCGGTTTAGGATACCCCACTTCATCATACTTTCAAGCCATTTGGAGCGGCTATCCAGGTCGGACATTGCAAGGTCGTCAACGTCAAAGAAGACCTGAAATACGCCTTGCTCATCCGCCGGAAATAGCTTAGTGTTTAGCTCGGCTTCAATGCGCTTGCACCAGGGCCGGATCGTGTGCTGTCGGAAAAGCAGGCTAAGGTGTTCGATGTTGCTAAAGGTTGCCCGATCCAGGTCTTCCAAAAGGAACTGAGGCACGCCGAAAATCCGCGCTATATCTGATATGGTAAGTTTCTTTGTATCCGCTGCGCCCGCCTGCTGTGGGCTAAGGCCAATTTGCTGATATTCCATCCCTTCTTCCACAATCGCCACTTTGCCGGAGTTGCCGCTGCCTGCATAGGTGCCCTGCCAGCTTTCCCGGAGCCGCTTGACCGCATCCGGGGTAAGGCGGCCCGGATGCTTTAGCACGCCGGAGATTGTCGCGCCGTCGCTAAAGAATTTGACAAGATATTGCTGATTAGCTAAGGCTAAGCCAAAGTTATCGGCTAAGAATTTTATTACGTTTAGCCCGGTTATACCGTTCCAGGATATGCCGTTGATGTGGATGATATTTCCCGCCCGGATTTCCCGGATGGTCGGCTGCATTACCCCGGCGGTCGGATCGGAGATTTGTTCGATGTATTCGTACACGATTGCCCCGCTCTTGGTCTTCACCGTCACGCGGTCGGGTGCCAGGATGGTGTAATTTTTTGGGTATCCCGTGACGCGCTCCCGGTTGATTTCTGCGTATCCGTTGCCGTATAGCAAGGCATGGGTTACCAGGGTCTGAAAGAAATTGTACTTTGTATAAAGGGGCGAAGGTTGGAAGGCCATTTGCCGCTGTATCGGATGGCGCAGCGCAATGTCTTTGCCGCCGTCGGTGCGCATTTGCACCACGTTTACCGGGAGGGAGGCAATGGAATCGCTGATAATGTTAA